TATGTGGGAGGGGGTGAAGTTTTTTCGACTCCCCCCTATACCCACGAAGCAGCAGTACAGTCGTATCGCATGGCGAAGAAATCGCCGAAAACTTATTTCACAAAAAAGTAAGAATCAACAGCAAAATAAAAACGACAAGACGAGCGATGGTATCTATCCATACACTAGTCAAGTCGTTGCTGAATTCCTTTTTACTTTCTTGTAAATGTTCATGAAATCATGTTTAATGATCTCATCGATTGCTCGTTCAATCTCTTGTTCATTCTCTTCATCTGAAAACTGTTCAGAAGTTTTTGCGATTCGAGCGAGATAAGAACAAGTATTGTAACCTTTTCCTACATCGAACAAGAACCAATCGGAGAACCGTTCAAACGGATCGAAAGGATTGTCAAATGTAGTAAGAGCACAAGAACCATTCACACTAGGTCACTCCTCTCATTTCAAATAGTTCGACACAGTGCTCGTAGAGATTCCCAAAGCTTCAGCGATTTCAGATGTGCTGTAACCAGAAGCATTCATAGAAGTAATCTTCTGCATCTTAGCAGTGCTCAAAGTAGTAGATGCTCTTGGTGTAGCACGCTGCCTAAGTACATCAATGTCCGCATTGTCTATGATTTGGCGCAGCCTGTTCTCACTGATAGCTCCAGCCTGAATTGCTTCCCATTCTCGGTCTGTTATTTTAATGGTCTCTTTCTTTGCACCAACCGCTGAACGGGCTTGTGTAAGAGCCTGCTGACTGGCCTTCTTGATTTCACCGCTTGTCATGCCGGGATTGTCCTGTTTCTTGGCGGCTACTACCGCATTGGCCATGGTCTGTGCCTGTCTTTCCCTGGGGGCGTTCTTTAACGCAACATTGAGCTTGGCGGTCAATGAATCGACCTCGGCCTGGTAGGTCTCTTTAGCGGAGGCGGAGTATGGAACCTTGCCAGTAGACAGCATTTCCAGACGCGCCTGATTCGCCATGGCCTTCATTTTATTGGCGTAGTTCGCATAGGCTCTCTCTATCGGGGAATCCACATCGGATACAAGTGTGTAGGCGTCCTTTGTTTCAGCCATCTTGGTACTTGGTTGTGTTCTAACCTTAGTCCTACCGGTCCTTTTGTCCACATAAACGGGGTCGTCAACCGGTTTCCACACAAGTTCTCCGGTCTTTTCATCAATCTTGGGGCTTCCTTGTCTTTTAACCACCGATACTTCCGATTTTGCACGGGAAATAAGAGTAGAAGCGCCCTCATGATAACGACCGTCTTCCACAGTACCCTGATATTTCTTCTTCAAAGAACTGATGCCATTGTCAATCTCACTCTGCTTATAATCCAGCTTGTGTTTTTCAGCGTCAATAACCACCATTGAATGGCGAACCGCTCTCGCAAGCTCTTCTCTGGTGGCTCCCTTAATGGTCATATCCGTAATCAGGTTCGAGATAACGCCCATCTCTTTCTGGGTGTCCCGCATCTGCTTAAAAGTTCCTTCTTTCTTTCCACCATATTCAAGCTTGGGGTCGAAATCTTTGATTAGCTGCGGGGTGGAAGTAATCTTAACCTTGCTTCTTCCTGAATTACATGGAATAACCATAACGGTATCGCCATCAAAGTCAGCTCCGGAAAGGCGCTCTGCAACCTTGCTGTTGATACCGATGGCATCTTTCGGAGTATTGCCGAGAACCCTTCGCGCTTCCGCCTGTTTATTATTGACGGTGAGGATCGGGATTTCAAAGGTTCCGCCATGCGGGTAACGAACCAAAGCTACGGTTTCACCATTCTTATAGTTTGGCGCATAGACCTCGTTATCTTTCATCGATGTAATCGGAAGAATAACTTGATACTTCTGGCGGGGAAGGGCGGCTGCTTGCAGATGGACGGCGTCATAATCACAGCTATCGGCGAAAGAACTGAGCAGCGATTTCTTGACAGTAGGGTTGGTCAGAGAACAAATCTCATCAAACTCAGCCATCTTATCGCTTATTGCCAGATTGAGCTGCTTATCCACCAAATACTTGGGTTGTTTGGAAAGAAACTGCGAAGGAAGTTTATCGGCCCATTCGCCCCAATCGCCTTCTTCGGCTCTTTTGTTAATAAGCGAAAGTGATTGCTTCTTTCCTGTCACCGGATCAGTGTATTTTCCATTAGGGTCGTCATAATAACTCTGGCCGCCACGCTCTTTAATCGCCGAGCCAAAAGGATTATCCGGGTCATCCTTAATTTTCTTCAGCACATCCTGTGTCGGTGTGCCCTTCTTCTTATTAGTGTTGAACACGACGTCAACACCATCAGGAAGGTCATCGGAATAAACGGCCATCCCTTTAAGATAATGCGTTCCATCTACAAGGATACGAACCTGCGCATAATGTGCGTCGCCAAGAGAAAGGTCATCCACGCCTCTTCGAAGCTCGATAACGCCATCTTTCTGAATCCCACCATCTTCTGCATAACGAATTTGGAGCCGTTTGGAATCCATACTAGACGGGTATTCGAACGCTTTTCTGAAAGACTCGCCTTCATCATAAGAGATGTAATCCCTCACAGAATGAACATTTTCAAAATTATAAATCTCTTTGTGTTCTGTTCCGGGAGGGCAGATGACTTTAATGTTGGTCTGCTTTCCAGGATTCGTAACCTGCGGAACACCGCCTCCATATATCGGATATCCTTCCATCTCCAAAATATAACGAGCTTGGTTCAACTTTTCTTTAGAGATACCAAGTTCCCGCTCAACGCCGGTTCCAACATCTATCATCCCTTTTTCCGCAATCTGCTTTTTCAGGAATTCAGCCGTGGTTTTAGCCTGGTTCATGCGGGCTTCGGACGATTCGTTGAGCAAAGAACGGACGGAAGAATCATTAGCGAATCCCATCTTCTCCGCGATTTCGTTCAGACTGTAACCTTTTTCCCGAAGCGCCTTAGCAGTCGAAACGTCGGCAGATCTTCTTTCATCTTTCGCCAAGCTCATCTGTGTCCTGAACTGCGTTGTGCTCAAGCCCATAGATTTGGCAATGGCTACTTCACCAGTGTAAGTTTTCCCATCTTTATCTGTGAAAGTGAATCCAGATTTCTTCATCTCTTCCACTCGCGACAGAAAATCCCCGCTGTGCTGGTAAGGGTTATCTCCAGAACCCCAGGGATAACGACCGGAACGTCTCGGCATTCCGTAGTGCATCAGCATTTCCTCCACAAAGGAATTCATGGTTTAACCCTCCTGTTCTTTGATTTTTCGAATCACCTTGTCAAAAGTGATGATTTTGTCCATAATCGGAACGATGTCTTCCGCTGTCGGTTCATCGTACAGAATTTCATTGTTTTGGTACAAACGAAGTTCTATATCGATATCAGCAGGTTTTATTTTGTACTCCAAACAAAAAAGAGCAGCGTATATTTTAAGCTGCTCCATGTGCGCCGGAATAGCTCCGGTCTTTAAATCATGAATACGAAGGAACCGGTTTCGAAACATGATAGTGTCGGCGGTGCCAAAACAATTTTCTGAGTAAAACAGAATTTGCTCTGGTATCATTTTGAAACCGATCGCGTCATTGACATACATGTTCAGTGTTTTTTGAGACTTCGGCAATTTCTGCCCAAGGCGAATACACTGGCACGCAAATTCGTGAAGAACGGTTCCTTTTTGCGTGGCAAGGAATTTGGAATACGCTTCCGCTACCTTATCCTCGCTGTAGTTTATCCAATGATATTTGCTGGCACCGAGAAAAGCGTGTTGCCCTTCAAGATTCGAATGATTGTTGAAGATCATGCAGCACTTCCTCCTTGTTCTCCGGGCAGATGAATCTTGAGAACGACATCTCATCCATCTTCCCGACATAATACTCTTGATTCGGTTGTCTCTTTGCGCCAGCGCTTTGTTTACATTCCAAAGAAGCCCATTTATCGTTGTAGAGAATGAGCAGATCGGGAATGCCTTGCAAATATCCCGAATCGCTTTTCATAACGATGCAACCAGGAAATCTTTTCTTAAGCTCTTTAATGAGCTTTGCTTGGAATTGACTTTCAAGCATGGTTAATGGGCCTCCTTTCAGTGCTTTTTGCAAAACGGAAAAGGGAATGTCTATCTTTAAAAATAGCTATTCTATCCCTCTCTTCATAAAAGGGCATGTAATTTTCGCGCGGCAAAAATAGACAAAAGAAAAGGCCAAGACACCGTTAAGCATCTTGGCCGCGTCAATTATTCAGTTTTAGCGTTTAGCTGTTATTTCGAAGATAGCGTATCAAAATCCAAATGAGCCACAATCCTCCGGTACAGAGCACCAAAATAAAATCCAGCAGCAAACCGCCAAAGCCTCGCTTTTTACCATTCTTACTCATTGTGTTCCTCCTTGTCGTTGTTCTTTTTATGAAGAACCGATGGAATTTTTCCGACTCCTCGTTTAACAGTATCAGCAACATCCGATACCACTTGCTTTGTTTTTTCTTTCCTCTCAGAACGCCTTATACTTTTCTCAAGCAATAGTTCTGCTTTTCGTTTTTCGGACTCATTGAACAGACGCTGACTTTCATCGATAACTTCCTGCGTTATATACAAAACGCGAACAGTAGTCCCTGGTTCGACTTTCTGTTTTGCTTTTGGCTCAGATTTAATCACCTGATTGTTGATACAGTTTCTATATTTTCCGTCGGCGTCATCAATAAGAGTCGGAGAGAGGACTGCCTTTAGCCCAAGGCTTGTCAGTATTTCTACAGCTTGCTCCGACGTGGTTCGATATTCCGAAGAATATAGCTTCGGCACAACGACCAGTTTTTTGCGTTCCTCAATCGTCTTATCCGCATAATCACGAACAGCTTCGATAGCAGGTTTGACAAGAGGCACTATGGATGCAGCCATAGCGATGCCTGTTGCGATATTATTAGTGGTTTTAGGTGTTTTCTTCTCTCCGCTCATTGTCCTATCCCCTTTCATAAGGGCAATAAAAAAGTGCGCCCCCACATGAGAGACGCACCGAAAAAGTAAATCCCTCATTGTTGCCACACAATCTCAATCAAGTCGCAAAGGACACATGAGTAAAGAGAGAAAACACTTTTTACCAAAGTAATTTTCCCTTGCAACTTGAA